CTCCTCCAATAAATTACATTCAGCAACAATTTCCCAAATAAAATTTTCTTTACCATATTTTCTAATAGCATTATGAAAATAAGAATTGTCTTTTTTAAGTAAAGCATGGCATAAATGCTCAATTATTCTTTTATTCAAAGGCTGTACAGTCTGTCCTATATATATTTTCCCATTAATTTTATTAGTAGCTTTATAGATAATTCCATATACTTTAGCCATTTATTTTTCCTTTTCTTGTTTAACACTCAATACAAATTTATAATAATACAATGCTTGTAAAATACTATCTGATATATCATTGCCTTCTTTAAAACTATAATCGTTTAGTATAGGTTTATATACTTTCTTTACAAAATCAAATACCTGTTCTTTGGTTTTAATGCCAAACCTACTCCTAGTTGTCATAGTACTAATAGAAATTAAATCTTTTTCTAAAACATCTAAACAATCTAAATTTAACACACCTATAAATTGCATTAATGTCTTCAATGTTTTAACATTTTTTAAATAAGTTTCTTCAGCAATAACATAGTTCGGATTACACATCTTTAATATAGATCTCACAAAATAATCAAAATAATATAATTTTTGTGATAAGGAAAAATTTTTCGGCGGCTGTATCAATCCAAATTTTTCTACATTACTTTCAACTAAATAAGACCATCCGGTAGAAACTGATGAAATATCAAATGATACTATACTATTTTTTATTTTCTTCATTTATATTTCCTTTAATACTTCTAACCGTTCCCTAGTAAGATATTCTTTTTCGAGGCCATGGTTCAATATTTTTTCAATTTCAAATAAATAATTACTCCATGCTATTGCCAGTTCTTTGGTCTTTCCACACATATGTAGTTGAAAACGTGTAAAATCTTCAAATGTTAAATCCTTACAGTGGGTTATAAGAATTTGTATCCCAATATCATCATCGCTCTGTTTAAGAATAAAAGATTTAAAAACCTCTTTAAATTTTATTGGCACAATTATGTCTGTTTTCATTTTATATGGGGAAAAAACATCTTCTTTATATGAAAAAAAATCTGGTATTTTTCTCGTCATTTCCATAGAACTATCACTATTTTTATCTACACAAATCTCCATATTCCATATTTTATCTGTACGAAATTCGCTATCTGTATCTTTCCGTAAAATATTCTTAGGATCTTCTTCACAATATTTTTTTAAAATATCAAATTCATTTTTTCCTAGTATTAAAGTATCTGGATCAGTGCCATATTCTCTTTTAAATTTTACCAGACCCAAATTTATTTTATGTCTTAATTCTTTCCACGTCATGATATAATTCCTCCTTTCATATTTCCTTTAATATCTCCAGCTGTTCCTCTGTAAGATCTTCCTTTTTTGGTATTTCTATTTTTAATTTAACTAAAAGATCTCCATTTGGACCGCCGTTTTTTCCATTAGTTCCTTTACCAGTAATTCGTAAAACTGATCCATCACTTACATTAGGATGTATCTTTATAACAAGCTTTTCTTTTTTTTCTACTATACCACTACCACCACATACCTCACACTTATCTTCAACAGTAAATCCTCTACCCCTACACGCACTACAAGTTGTTTGATTTACCATTTGAACATTTCCACGTCTACTTGTTTGGGTAATTACACCAGTACCACCACAAGTTTTACACTCTATTTTATTTATTCCCCCTAATCCTTTGCATTTATCACATATATCTTCAAAATCATATTCGACTTCTTTATCTACCCCACATATAGATTCATATAATGAAAGCACAATTGTATATCTTAAATCATTTCCTCTCATAGGTATATTTTCATTACGAGGTCTTCTTCTAAAAGGAAACCCACCGCCAAAAAAATCATTAAATCCACCAAATGAATTTTCCAATGGACTATCATATTCAGATCGTTTTTCCTTATCGGATAATATACTATAAGCTTCACTGATTTCTTTAAATTTATTTTCATCACCGCCAACATCAGGATGATACTTTTTAGACAATTCTCTAAACGATTTTTTTATTTCATCCTTACTAGCATTTTTTTCGACACCTAATATTTTATAATAATTTTTAGACAATTACTCTTCTCCTTTTAATATTTCCCACTCAAACCCACATGAAGAACATTTAAAATTATAATCACCTATAGGATAAGCAAACTCACCACATCTAATACATTTATGAATCATATCAGACATACTATTACTTTCTGACTTTTTAACTATATATTCTACATCATCATCTAATTGTTCGTCAATTAGAGTTCCAATTTCTTCCAACATCTGGTCTAAACCTTCTTCATCAATCATATTGCCGTCAAGAAATTCACCATTATTTAACCTCCATGTATAGCCACACATATGACACGAGCAATAGTCTATTACTATATGTTCACCACATTTACCACATGTAATAACATCTTTATACATAATCCCGCCAGAATCTTTTTTACAATTAGGGCATAACATATTAATTCTCCTCTTCTACTGGACTCCATATACTTTTTTTAATATTTCTTCTGTTCTTTTTTTGCTCTAACCGTATTTCTTTTAAAGTACGTGCGGCCTTTTCACGATTTTTCATCATTAATTCAGCATTAGAAAATTGCTTAAATGACATACCACCATCATCAAACTCCCACCATCTAATACCTAAAAAATTTTTTTTCTTTTGAAAACGAAAACGCTCACCATCTGTTACTACTCTATACTTTTTCATTATTCATCCTCTCTTAACATTTCAATTACATTGCCTATAATACGCACTTCATCTTCTTCGACTACTAAAGCTATAGGATTAAAAGCCTGGTTATCTTTTAAATCTGGATATTTGGAAGTTGCAAATAATACTTTAGAAATAGAAGGCATGTATAATATATCCTTATCTAATATATTAAATTCCCCATCTTCTTCCGAATACATTTCTTCATCAATATCCTTATAAAACCCCCTCCTAGGAATTGTAATATCATATTCTTCTGGGTAAATCTTAAACTTATAATTTCTAGCCGGTAAAAGCATCATAGTTGGAGTACCAATTATCTTCAACATATCAACTTTCTTTTCTTTTTTTTCTTTCTTTTTCTTTTCAACTTTCTTTTTTGGCATAATAATCTCCTTATTTTATAACACCTATAATATCTTTTAATTCATCAACAGAACAATCGGCTGGATCTTTGCCATCATAAGGTAAAAACAAAGGTATCAAATTTATCTTATCGCTCATATTTTTTACAGTATTCAAAGTACCTTTTATACCAGCTGTATCCCCATCAAACAACGTCATAACTGTAAAAACTGTGCTGTATAATAAATGCTGTTGGCCATGAGTTATATTACTACCCATACACGCTACAACATTTTTATACCCAGCCATGTATAACTTCCAAACAGACTTAAATCCTTCTACAACTATTATTGTTTTAGATTTACCAATATAATTTTCTGCTTTATGTAAATTATAAAGCACAACATCTTTTTCAAAACCTTCCGTTAATAAATATTTATAATCTTCATCAGCTTTTCCTGTTATATCTCTACAACTATAAGCAACCAATTTACTGCCTTTATCTCGTATAGGAATAACATCCCTTTGAAAACCATATCTATCTACATAACCGCCGCCTATTTCGAATTCATCTAAAACTTCTTTAGTAAATTTACCATTTTTTTCTTTCTCAAAATAATTAGATCTAAATTTTTTAAAGTTTCTCAAATACTCTTCATTGACCTGTTTAGGAGGCAATTCATATTTACTAGCATGTTGTACTACTTCCTGTCTATCCTTGGCTCTTTTAAATTCTAAATAACTAAGCTCGTCATAAATATTAATACCTGTAACACTTTCTAAGTATCTCACAGCCTCACTAAAATCCAAATTCAACATATGCATTACTAAACTTATGACATCATATCCGATTTCTTCGTGACAATTATGTGAAAAACAAATCCAATTTTTAGTCTGCTTATCCATTCTGAATGAGGTTTTATTATCGCCCCCATGGATTTTGCAAGGCGCTCTTACTTCCTTTGAATTACTCTTAGATATATTAAACCCAAGCGTTCTAAGTAATACGTCTACATCGATATTCTCTTTTAACAAATGCAATTTATATCTAAATTCTTCTTTATCTGAAAAAGGCTTTTTGTTTTCCATAATCATACCCATACTTTTTGTTCATTATTTCTTGATAAAATTTAGTCCAGTATTCTCTATCTTTATTAGCCCTTGAATTACATGAACCACAAACAGTTATAATGTTAGACGGGTCACAGTTTTTCTTATTATAATCTATGTGGTGTCCCATTAACCTATTATCTGTTCCCCAACAATCTGGGTTTTGGCATTGATAGTTATCTCGCTCTAAAATTGATTTTTTGAATTCCTTATCTAACCAAATTGGGCAATAGGGTTCACAAGCAATACCGCCTTTCCATTGAGGATGATTAGATCCGGACATATTGATACCTTTACATGTGGGACAACGCTCACAACGACTAACCCAATTTGACCATGTCATCCTATGCTTATGACCTTCTGAACAAATATAATCTAGTTTTTGTCTGTTATTTTTATATTCGGTAGCCAGTAATTTATAATTTTCTTTGGCAAACTCGGCTTTCATAAACTTTATAGTTGGTTTGTTTACACCTACACAAAAAGGGCACCGTCTACCTTTACACCAATTACTCCAACTAACACTATATTTATGCCCTTTAAAACATATACAATCCAACTTTTGTTTATTATTTGTATATTCTTTTGTTAAAAGGGTATACCCTTCTTTTTCAAATTCAGATCTGATAAATTCTATAGTCGGTTTGCCATTTCCAGCACAATAAGGACATTGTTGTCCTCGCCTCCACATAGACCATGTAATACTATGTTTATGTCCTTTAGGGCAAATATAGTCTAGTTTTTGACTATTGTTTTTATATTTTTCTGAAAGTAATTTATATTTTTTCTTCTCAAATTGTTCCTTAACAAATTCATATGTTAGTTTTTTAGACATTACACTTTTCTCCACTTATAACTCATCTATATCATTCTCACTTGATTCATTTGTATCATAATCAAAATTTTCTTGTTCCTTGTATTCGTTAGATTCATAATCTATTAATTGGACCTCGGCTTCGCTCATTTGTAAAGATCTTTTATAAAAATTAAATCCTATACCTTCTATAGGTGTAGTTCCTCCTCGTCTACTATCAGTAATCACTAACTTATAAGTACCACCACTTATTCCAGCTTGCTGTATTTCTTCTGGCATTTTAGGCTTAAGAAACATTATCACGTCCGCATAGCGTAAAATACGATCCGAATCGGCAATATCTTGCTGCCTATTAATTTGGTTCGCAGCAAAAATAGGAACATCTAATTCGCCAGAAATATCTTTCAGTGTTGTAGCGACATCACCAAGTAGCTGATATTCTTTCTTATTTCTAAAATCAGCAGCGGGGGGCGCTTTTATATAATCAAATACACCTAATTTTATTCCTTCAATATGCTTATATTTCTTGTATATGGCAACAAGTTTATCTATAGTATAACCGGGCATATACTCGTGAAAAAACTTGCCTTTTTTTATTGTTTCTACGGCTTGATCAATATTATAACTTTCTTGGTCACTGTATCCACCGTGTTTAACACGTCTTTCGGGAACCCCAGACATCATAGCTATAACTCTATCTCGCCACTGTTCAAACGGCATTTCTGTATCAATATATAAAACTGGTTCTGATAATTCATAAGCTACATATGCAGCCACAGTAGATAAAAAAGTACTTTTACCATGTTTTGGTCTTGCACACACAATGCTTAAAGTACCTGGAATCATACCATCAATTCTTTTATCAAGAATAGTAAATCCTGTACTAATTCCACAATACTCTATTGGATTATCTCTACGTTCGTTTATATATTCATCTATGCCATCAGCTAAATTTCTTGCTTCCTTAACAGATTTAGATTTCATAGACAAAGTCATTACATCATTAGTTGTCTTGCCTAATAAATCAAATGAAGTAGTGGTATCGTCTTTAGCTTTTTCTTTCAATAAATTTAAATTAGAACTAAGCTTGTTATATAATTGATATTTGGTACTATTATCTAAAACTTTATCAATATAATAAGAAATATTGCTTTCCTCTAGATCTAGTCCTATTATAGCACTTACATAATCATAACTTCCTATTTGTTGTAAAACTCCATTTTTTTGAGCTTCATTAGTTACCATAGAACCATCAAATTTTGATATATTAGTTTTTGCTAACGTTCCTAATATTATATAAATTAATCTATGCTCAGGTCTTAGAAAATCTTGTTCTGATACCTGAGAAACTATGGTATAATAGTTATTTATGTTTCTAAAACAATAAGAAAGTAACGCTCGTTCATATACCGGCTGACAAAACTCGTCTTTTATAGCTTCACTCATTGCCATCTCCTTTAATATAATTATTTACTAAACCACATCTACATTAACTGCGGCTGGGCCTTTCTGGCCTTCTTCTACGTCAAAACTTACTTGGTCGCCTTCTCTAAGAGATTTAAAACCTTCGCCATTTATTCCAGTATGATGAACAAATACATCTGTGCCATCTTCCTGTTCAATAAAGCCATATCCCTTTTTATCGCTAAACCACTTTACCGTTCCTTCTGCCATGTTGAGAACCTCCTTTTAAAATTTTAATGCCCTACATCCTTCTTTCATCCCGCGCAAATTTTAATTCGTTGTCTCTACGACCTAACTCACGCTTAAATGTATTTATTAATTCAACATAAGAATGATCCAAACTCTCAGTCATAACTATTTCTTGTTCAAGAGCTTCGATATCCAATTCAACTTTCTGCAATTCTTCATTAGAATCAATAACATTTCTTTTATAATCAGCTTTAGTTAATCTACCTTTAACAATATCAGACTGCTCAACAGACATTTCTATAAATCTTTTCTTTTGCATCAACAAAACTTTACTTTTATTTACTTCTGAAACAAAATAAATCAAAAATTGGGATATCCCTATAGCATATTTACTAATATCTTCACTACTAGTTGATTCTAATGTTCGCGGATCATAATTAAAAATTTCTTCCATTAAACTTTCGTTTCTTGGCATTTTGTAAACCATTAATTTTTCCGCCTTATCATTTAAATAATTATTTACTTTGCTCATAATTATCTAGCTTCCTCATCCAACATTCTTTCTTCAAAAATAGGCCTCTTACCAGTACAAAAATAATCATGGCCTATAAGTTTGCCGGTTTTAGGATCAAAAAATTCTACATAATCCGATTTCATTCCTATTTGCCGACATTCCAAAGATAAATTACAATATTTCTTTTCTCCATGGATAGTTCCGTCTTCTAAGGGAACAAAGTCTGCACAATCCTTATCTAAAATATCGTCTTTCTTACCTTTTAATATTATTTCTGCCATTTTTTAAAGCCTCACTTTGCGCTTTTATTATTTTTCTTAATAATATATCTTTATCTATCTTTTCATTATAATATATCGTAACAAATGGTATTCTATTTACTTCAGTATATTCTACTTTTAGGTTGTCTCTTTTTTTAGACTTAAAAAACCCATCTCTATCTTGATGAAAATGTTTAACAAATTTTTCATGTTGTCTTCCTTGACATTCTAACAGTATAAATAAATCTTTAATATAAAAATCAAAAAATAATCTATTTCCTTTATAATTTATATAATGTTCTTTCAAAATTACATTATGAGGAAACAACTCTTTAAGTAGATCATATGATTTATCTGATAACTCGCTCATTACAAACCTAATGTTTCTTTAATACTGCCCCTAATTGTTTTATAAACATCATTGTTTTCTTTAAGAAACCCGACTAAATTATCTTTACCTTGATATTTTTCATCGCCATAATAATACCAATTACCTCTTTTATCTATAATACCAAATTGAACAGCAAGCGTAACCGTTTCTCCAATAAAATCATACCCCACACCATAAATCAAATCTATAGTAGCTTTCCTCCATGGTGCTGCAAGTTTATTTTTAACTATTTCAAATTTACATTCATGCCCTATAACAATGCCT